CACGGACCTCAGTCGCCTGTTCTCGCTTCTACTGTCCGAGGTTTTCACTGTCCAAAACCCGTTCGTCTGGAAGACGAAGGGCGATGTAGTACAAGTCCTGGCGCAGCGGAAATGCGCCGACCTGATTTCCCGGACCTTCAGTTGCACCCGGGTGCGTGAGGCTACGAAACGAAAGCAGCACTGCGGCGTGTGCTCTCAGTGTATCGACCGGCGTTTTGGCATTCTGGCAGCCGGGCTTTCGGCTAGCGATCCGGCTGATAACTACGCCGTTGACCTGTTCACCGGAGCTCATGATCCCGGTCCTGCCCTCACTATGATGGAATCCTACGTGTTGCGGGCTCAGAAGCTCGCAACGATGTCGCAGCAAAGCTTCGTGGCCACCTATGGCCAGATCTTCCGGGCGGTTCCGCATCTTCCGGGCCATCCCGATGCGAATGTGCGTGCCATCTGGGAATTGCACCAGCGCCACGGTCAGGAGGTCATTTCGGTCGTTGACGCCGAACTGAAGGCGAACGCCTCAGTAACCGCGATGTCGGAGCTACCGACGAGCTCGCTCTTGTCGATGGTAGTCTCGCCAGTCGCAAAGCAGCCCGTTTACGCGGATCCGATCGAATCCGAGCCAACCGCCGCAGCGCAGGCAGCTGTCGATCCCTACGACTACACGTGGAAGCGGATCCCGTTCGCCGTCGACGCGAAGATGCGCAAGGTTGTGTTCGAGCACGGCCTCGAGTTCGGAAGCGCTGTTTTCGGTCTGATCGCAGCCCTGGTGGAAGATTTCGAGGCTGATTTGGATGCCGGAACCTTTCACGACCAGTACCGGTTCGTGAAAGCGAAGACGCTGGCCAAACGACTTAATATCGACGAGCAAAGTCTGCGGCAGCGTGTATCGCGTTCGCGGAAGAAGCTCGAGGAAGGATTCCTCCAAGTCTTCGGCCGACAGTTGGATGCCGCCGACATCATCGAGAATCAGGGGTGGAAAGGCTACCGACTCAACCCGTACCTTCTGCTCGTCAAACCAGCTCAGCTTCGCGACAGCACCGCGCCAATGTCACAGCTTGGCGCGGAAGATGTCACATCTCCTGGTGCTGCGCACTGATTTCAGACGCATTTTGGCGCTGACGCTGTCACAGCTTTAGATGTGACCGTGCATATCTCGGAGCGCGGGTAGCTCCGATTATTACCGCGAACAATCGAGAAGCGCTCCCAACATTGAGGCGGGGGCGCGCCATTCGCGGTAAGGCCCGATGACCCCGAACTCGTTCTCCTCAACCACTTCGCCGCGTTCTGCTTCCTCGGGCTTGGTCCACGACAGATCTGTCCGGCACTTCAACCAGGTCGACCTCTCGCGGCGCTGGAACATCAGCCCGCGCACACTTGAGCGGTGGCGTTGGCTCAAGCAGGGGCCGCGGTATCTTAAGATTGGGGGACGTGTCGTCTATCGCCTTGAAGACATCGAAGCATTCGAAAAGGCGCAGATCAAGAAGGCTGGTCAGCAGCCCACTGAAGCGGGATGCGAATGACGGCGCTCCCATCTTCCAACGACCGGCCGGTCCCGAACGCGGACGCCATCAAGATATTCATCCATGCTCTGTTCGACCGCTGCGACGGTTGGGTCGCCGTTCGGCAGTTTTCCGAGAAGGGAAATCCTCAAAAGCCGCCGAGGACGCCATTCTTCAAGACAGATGCGCTGCTTGCCGATCATGTTGCCGGCGAAGCACGTCGCGCCGCAGTTGCCGGGATGGGGTTGTATATCGTCCCAGGAGTCGTCGGTGCAGAAGGGAAAGCCAAGGCCGACGACGTCATCGCGCTGACCAGCATCCTTGTCGATCTCGATCAGGGTGACGTCCAGGCGCATCGCCAGCATCTGATCGATCACATCGGTCCGCCGTCACTCGAAGTCGCATCTGGAGGTACGACGGAAACCGGTCAACTACGCCTGCACCTCTACTGGAAACTGACCGAGCCGGCTGTCGGCACCGACGTCGCCGCCGTCTGCAAGGTGCGCGCGCAGATCGCGGCCAAGGTGTTCGGTGATCCGTCGTTTGGTTCTGCACACCAGCCGATTCGAGTGGCCGGTTCGGTCTATCGCAAGCACGGCGTCGAGAAACTCGTTACCATCGACGTTATCCGGCCGCTCGAATACGACCTGACCGACTTGGCCGAGAAGGTCGCGGTGATGCCGTCGCTCGCGCCTCAAACGCACGACGGATCGACGGCCGCGTCGAAACCGAAAGGCCCGCTCGCTCCGCTTCTGTCCAAGCGTGTGCATGAGAATGGCGCCGATGGCATCACTCGTTTCGATGCCTTGAGCCGGGTGATCGGTTATTGGGTGCGGCGCAGCCGAGATGGATATCTGACTAAAGACGAGGCGTGGGAGGAGATCGCCTCCTACAATCAGGCCTGCATCATTCCGCCGTGGCCAACGGAGCGCCTTCAACAGGAGACGAAGCGGATCTGGCAGCGCGATGAAGCCCGGCGGCAGGAAGGCCATGGCGAGCAGCCCGATCTCACGGAAGATGCGCTCGCTCTCGAGTTCACCCACCGCCATGGCCAGGATTGGCGATACGTTGCGGGCTGGGGCCAGTGGCTCGTCTGGACGGGGACGCAATGGCAGCGCGAGAGTACACTGAAGGTGTACGACCTGGCGCGTGCGGTCTGCCGAGAAGCGGCGGGGAATTGCGATAACCTCAAGCTGCGAGCCAAGCTTGCCTCAGCGTCGACCATTGCCGCGGTCGAGCGACTTGCTCGCGCTGACCGTCATCACGCGGCCACGACGGATATCTGGGACAGGGATCCGTGGGTTCTGAACACGCCTGGCGGTCTCGTCGATCTGCGTGCCGGAATCCTCGTTCCGCATAGGGCGGCCGACTTCAACACCAAAATTGCGGCTGCAACGCCGCGTGGCGAGTGCCCGACCTGGCAGGATTTCCTTGCCACGGTCACGCGAGACGACGTCGAGCTCCAGGCCTATCTCCAGCGTGTCCTGGGATACTGCCTCACCGGCATCACCAGCGAACACGCGCTCTTCTTCCTCTACGGGACGGGCGCGAACGGCAAGTCGGTCTTCGTCAACACGATCGCCGCCATCCTCGGCGATTACGCGACCGTCGCTCCCATGGATATGTTCATGGCCGCAACGGGTGAGCGGCACCCGACCGACATGGCGGGACTTCGCGGTGCCCGCCTGGTCACCGCCACCGAAACCGAACAGGGCCGGCGCTGGGCCGAAAGCAAACTCAAGGCGCTGACCGGCGGCGACAAGATCACCGCGCGGTTCATGCGGCAGGACTTCTTCGAGTTCGTCCCGCAGTTCAAGCTGGTGGTCGCGGGCAACCATAAGCCTGCCATCCGCAACGTCGACGAGGCGATGCGACGCCGGATGCACCTGATCCCCTTCACGGTTACGATCCCGCCCGACCGGCGCGATCAGAAGCTTCCCGAGAAGCTCCTCGCCGAACGCGACGGCATCATGGCCTGGGCGCTCGACGGCTGCCGCGATTGGCATGCCTCAGGGCTCAAACCGCCCGCCGTCGTTGCTGCAGCCACCGACGAATACTTCGCCGCCGAGGACGCTCTCGGTCGGTGGCTCGAAGACGGGTGCGACCGAGCGCCGAACCTCAGCGAGGCGAGCAGCGTGTTGTTCGCGGCCTGGAAGATCTGGGCCGAGGCCAACGGCGAGTTCGTCGGCTCGATCAAACGGTTTTCCGAAAACCTCTCGGCTCGCGGCTTTGAACCTTACCGCGGCCGCAAGGCTCGCGGCTTCCGGGGGCTCGCTCTTCGTCAGGGCGGGGCCGGGACAAACGAGATGAACTTCTGACGGCAAGGAGAAAGAAATGGAATCTGAGAAAAACGAACGTGTGACGCATGTGACGCATGCCTTCGACACCAACGTTACGCACGCGCGCGCGCGTGACGGGATAACGAAGCGATCCGACACATCCGTCACACCGCCCCAGCAACGTCGTCCGGAACCCGCACGTCGGATGATGAGGGCACTTCCGGAGCAGGAGACCGAGGCCATCAAACGATACGGGTGGCGGGACCAGGGCGTACTCGTCGTAAGCGCCGACGACAGCCGGCTATCTTGGCCCGAGCGCGAGATGGTGCGCCAGCTCGGAGCCAAGCTCTATGGGCTGAATGGAGGTCGGCGATGACGCAACGGCGCTGGACCGAATCGGTGATCGAGGAGCGCTTTGTCGAAGCGGCCGACGTCATGAAGCGGCTGCCGGACGTGTGCGTCCCGGGTCATTTCAATACGTGGCCGAAGGTCCTCTACGAATTCAGCGATCTGGTGAGCCAGGAGCCGCCCCTTATCACGCGGGTGAGGCCGAGTGCCGCCGCGATCACCCGGATGGAGGAGACGCTCGACTGGCTGAAGTGGCTGGAGCCGATCGACCGCAAGGTCGTCTGGCTTCGGGCTTCGGGTGAACGTTGGAAGACCGTGTGCTGGAAAGTCGGGCTGCAGCGCGCGGCCGCGCACGAGCACTGGCTATATGCCTTGTGCGTCATCGCATGGAGACTAAACGGGCATCACCTGCCGAAAGGTCTCTCGAAGAGGCGCTTCATCGAGCGCACGATTGCTGGCGCAACAGCGTAATGGAGTGAAAGATGTCTGCCAGACACTTTTCGCTCAGACAGAACGCCTCGAATCCACTAGTTTCAACGGCAAGATCGCGAGACGTGCGTGTTTGGAATCAATCGCGGGTCCTTCCTGGCGGAAAACGTATGCGGGGGGCAATGGCCCGAAATTTCGCTACCGGCAGAGCAAAAATCTGAGTTACCGGTTACCACGCGACGTTGGCGCCTGTGTGCCCTAAAGGGCCGCAACGGTTGGTGTTTTCGCCCCACCCCCTGGTAACCGTCGCCTGGTAACAGGAGCAAGCCGGTTACCGCGCCTGCCGCAGTACTGCGCCCAACACGAACCACATGACTCCCAGACTGCCCGAAACGGTCGAGCATTGGCCGCTCGGCCGGCTGATTCCTTATGCGCGCAATGCCCGCACGCATGCAGACGACCAAGTCGCGCAGATCGCGGCCTCGATTGTCGAATTTGGCTGGACCAACCCGATCCTGGTCGACGCCGAAGGCGTGGTGGTCGCCGGCCATGGACGGCTGCTGGCGGCGCGGCGGCTCGGACTCGACACCGTGCCGGTGGTGGTGCTCGGCCACCTGACCCCGGCGCAGCGTCGCGCCTACGTGATTGCCGACAACAAGCTCGCGCTCAACGCCGGCTGGAACGAGGAATTGCTCGCAGCTGAGCTGCATGCGCTTAACGGCGAGGGCTTCGACCTTGCCCTCACCGGATTCTCCGACGCCGAGCTTGAAGCGCTGATGGCGCCGCTCGGCGAAGAGGAAGAAGCCCACGGCGACGAAGAGGCCGCCGACGAGACGCCCGCGCCGCGGCGCCAGCCGGTCACGCAGGCTGGCGATCTCTGGCTGCTCGGCCGCCATCGACTTGTCTGCGGCAGCAGCACCGATGCGGCGGTGGTCTCGCGCGTCATGGAGGGGAAACGCGCGTCGCTGGTCTTCACGTCGCCGCCCTACGGCAATCAGCGCGACTACACGACCGGCGGTGTCGGCGATTGGGACGCGCTGATGCAGGGCGTGTTCGCTGGCCTGCCGGTCACGGACGAGGCGCAGGTCCTGGTCAACCTCGGTCTGATCCATCGCGACAACGAGTGGCAACCCTATTGGCAGAGCTGGCTCGACTGGATGCGCGAGCAGGGCTGGCGCCGGTTCGGACTCTACGCATGGGACCAGGGACCGGGATTGCCGGGTGATTGGAACGGCCGCCTGGCGCCGGCCTTCGAGCTGCTGTTTCACTTCAATCGGGTGGCGCGCAAGCCCAACAAGATCGTGCCCTGCAAGTGGGCAGGACACATCAACGATACGCATGGCGGCATGCGCAGCCGCGACGGCCACGTCGGCGAATGGAGCCACGCCGGGCAGGGCGTGCAGGACACGCGCATTCCCGACAGCGTAGTCCGCATCACGCGGCACAAGGCGCGCGGCATCGAGACCGAGCACCCGGCCGTGTTCCCGGTGGCGCTGCCTGAGTTCGTGATGCGCGCCTATAGCGATGGTGACGATGTCGTTTACGAGCCGTTCGCCGGATCGGGCACGAGCCTGATTGCGGGCGAGCGCACTGGCCGCACCGTCAAGGCGGCCGAGCTCGCCGCGGGATATGTCGACGTCGCCATCCTGCGATGGCGCAAGCTGTTTCCCGATCAACCGGTCGTCCTTGCCGATGACAAGCGCACCTTCGAGGCGACCGCGGCGGCGCGCGGCGTCGAAATCGCAGATGCCGCCTGACGAGCTTTCGGTCGAACAGTGGCCAATCGAGCGGCTTCTGCCTTACGTCGCGAACGCCAGAACGCATCCCGACGAGCAGGTCGCCCAGATCGCCGGCTCGATTGCGGAGTTCGGTTTCAATGTCCCGTGCCTCGTCGATGAACGGGGCGTGCTGATCGCAGGACACGGCCGGCTGATCGCGGCCAAGCGTCTCGGGCTTTCCGACGTGCCGGTCATAAGGCTGGCCCATCTCACCGACGCGCAGGCGCGCGCTTTTCGTCTCGCCGACAATCGCATTGCGCTCAATGCCGGTTGGGACGAGGCGCTGCTCGCCGCCGAACTCGGCCGGCTCAAGGAGGACGGGGTCGACCTCGAGCTGCTTGGTTTTGGAGAGGATGAGCTTGATCGCCTGCTCGACGGCCTCGATGGCGAAGCCGCGGCGGACGGCGAGGACGAC